GGTCAACTCGGTGACGGAACTACTGTCCGCAAATCATCCCCAGTTCAAGTCGGCTCTCTTACTAACTGGTCTCAGATAGCGTGTGGGGTCCATCACACTGCCGCAGTCAAGACAGATGGTACACTTTGGACGTTTGGACGGAACAACTACGGTCAACTCGGTATCGGAACTACGGTCAGCAAATTATCCCCAGTTCAAGTCGGAACTCTTACTAACTGGGCACAGGTAGCGGGTGGGATCTATCACACTGCCGCAATTTTAATATAAGTTAAAAATATTCAAATCTTATATTTTTGAGCAGCAATATTCGTACTACCATCAACCGTTAGGTAAATAATAGATGTCTATTATTAAAACTATAACGGTTGATGGTTTCTACACCAAAGACGCGGCAAAACAACTCGAATCAGTATTGTACACACTACAATACGAAGATTGCGAGTATGGTAAAGAAATTCCAAACTTCAATATGATTCCACCAGACGCGAATAATATGTTTTCGTCTGCTACTGGTATGAAACTGGCAGTTGATCCAACTTCTGGTAAGTTTAGAATTCCAAGATTGATGATCCATTTTGAATCTTTTGAGACAACCAATGATTGGGTATTTGCAGTTGCGATACAGGAATCAACATTTAACTTATTCGAGCACAAATCTGGGGTTGAAAACGCATTGCAAGGGTACAACTTTAACTATCATAATTTATTTGAATGGGATTTAACGGTTAACTATCAGTTGAAACCAGGTCAGGGAATACTGTTTCGCCCTTGGCTATTTCATTCATTTGATATGGGGTTAGTTCAAAATTTTAGATTACTTGAAACACCAGAGAATATTTGAGTAACAATTTTTTCGCAGAACTCATCGCCCGCTAAATATCTTCACACTAAGTAAGGTATTACATCAGCAATGGATAAGAAACTATTTTACATATCAGGTCTCCCACGATCTGGCTCTACTCTCCTTTCTACTATTTTAAATCAAAATCCAGATTTTTACGCATCAATCTCCGGCCCACTTGCCAGATTTATGCGTGCGATTATACAAGAATCTTCAGCACAAGGTGGGTATAGACTACAGTGCCCTGAGCAAACAAGGAAGAAAATTATTCAAGGGATAGTTCAAGATTATTATGCAGATAAAGAAGCGCCGATTATTTTTGACACAAATAGAGGGTATACACTACTTACTCCATTGCTAAAAGAGTTAGACCCAAACTTTAAAATGATTGTTTGCGTGAGATCAGTACAATGGATACTTGATAGTTTTGAAACATTGGTGCGAAAAAATGCGTTGTCAACGACTTCAATGTTTTCCCCTGATGAGAATATCAATGTCTATACACGATCCAACTCGTTGATGAGTTCAAGCAGATCGGTTGGCTTTGCGTTTGAAGGATTAAAGCAAGCATTGACCTCAAATGAGCGGTCAAATATATACATACTTGAGTATGACAAACTTGCTAAACGACCAGAGCAGGTAATGAAAGAGATTTATAAATTCATTGACATTCCATATTTTAAACATGATTTCGACAATGTTGAAGCATCTTACGATGAATTTGATAATGAAGTTCAGCTGGCTGGACTACATACAACTCGCAAAAAAGTAGAGTTCATTGAGCGTAAGCCGATTATTCCACCAGACTTGTTTCAACAGTATTCGAATTATGAAATTTGGAGAAATATGTGAAGCTACATCTTGGAGCAGGCTATAGAAAATATGATGGGTATTTAAATGTTGATTTAGATCCATTGTGTAACCCAGATTATAACTTTGACATTACTGGCGAGTGGCCGTTTCCAGATAACTCTGTCGATGGCATCATTGCCCACCATGTCATGGAACATTTGGGTGAGGGGTTTTTTAAGTTTATACAAGAAATGTATCGTGTATGTAAGCCAAATACTTTCATTGATATAGTGGTTCCACACCATCGACACGATTGTTTTTTGAATGATCCTACTCACCGTCGGCCAATTACTATTGAGGGTATGAAATTATTCAGTAAAGCATACAACAAATATTGTATTGAGACTGGTGACGCATCGTCAAGACTTGGACAAAACTACAATGTTGATTACGATATTGTAAAATTTAAGTATAACATAGATCCAAAATATCAGTATCTGTTAGTAGATATGAAACCTGGTTCACAGGAAGAAATAGATTTTGCTACAATGCTACGAGAGAAAAATAATATGATAGTTGATGTTGAGTTCACAATGGTAGTATTAAAAGATGAATGAGTTAGAAGCATTTTATCGTATAGCAGACCTGTATGCCAGGGTTGATAAGCATGAAAGGTTAACCGCATTCGTACAAGATTTTATTGATATTTTACCAAAAAATACCGCTGGATTTGATGTATTATGCTATTGCTATTACAAAGCAAAAGATTACAATAATGCGATCTATTATGGAGAAATGGCATTGGGAGCATCAACTGGCGATGCTGCTGATGCTATAAGATTTAACTTGGGCAAGTGCTATCTAAATGCCAATGAACCATATAAATCTCGCAACTGTTTCGACATATTATGTAGGATACACCCAGAAAGATTAGATATAAAGTTAGATCTTGCTGCGGCATTATTTGCGTGTAATCAAAAGGATGAAGCAAAGGAACTGCTACTTAAACTGGATGATGAAAGTTGGAAATTCGACAAACGCGAAGAATCAGCCGTTAGATTTAACTTGGCAGCACATTTATTTAAAGATGGCGAGTTCAAGTTAGGTATGAAATATCTATCGCTTGGGCGCCAGTTGCGAGTATTTGGAGCAGACACACATAACTACCCTATTCCAAAATGGGACGGCACGACAAATACTGGAAAGCATATTTTGATTGTGGGTGAAGGGGGTATTGGCGATGAGATAATCAACGCCAGATTTGTGAAACATATAAACGATAGGGGAATGAAAGCATCGTTTGCGTCTTGCCAAGGTATGGCTTCAGTTTTTTCAAAGTTGCCATTCGAAACTACTCAAAACTATGCAAAGTTTACCTCTGACATTAAAAACATTACTGACTACGATTACTGGACGCCGGCAATGTCGTTGCCAGAAGTTCTTGATTTAGATGCGAATGAACTATGGTACGGGCCATATTTGATACCAGATGACAAATATAATACAAAATGGGCAAAAAGATTAACTGGTGAGGTTAAAGTTGGTTTACGCTGGTCAGGTAATCCGCTATATGAGCAGGATTTACATCGCTCTATCTCCCTTGAGCAACTATACGATATAGTGCCAAGTAAGTTTACAAAATACTCTATACAAAAGGAAAACACTGCTATTCTTGCTCAATATCCTGATATTATCAACTTGGAAAACGAGTTAGAAACTTTCGACGATACAATAGCGTGTTTAAGCAATCTGGATATTGTGATTACATCATGCACTTCGGTGGCTCATGCTGCAGCCGCGCTTGACAAAAAAGTATTCTTAATGGTACCGATTATGGAGTATTACACTTGGGCAGAGGGCAAGGAACAGTCATCGTGGTATGGAGGAAATCTAACTATCATCCGGCAAACTACTCCTAAAAACTGGGATTCGGCCTATGCTACTCTTCGTGAGAAAATTCAAGCATTGTAACGCTACAGCACATTTTCCAATGTGTTTAACTTGTCAATAATACTTTTGAACTTGAAAGATTGCCACACACCTGGGTGAAGCGGTCTTGGGTAATCTTCAAGGAATACCCAGCAGTAGCCACGATGCTCATTGTTTAACTCTGGCACGAACTCCTCTTCTACTGGAATCAAAAAAGTATGGTAAACAAAGTTGAGGTTATTGCTGGTAAATGTTTCAATAGGGATGGCTTTTTGCCCAGACAAATCAACACACATCTCCTCTTGAATTTCACGATTTAGAGCTTCAATGATTCTTTCGTTTGGGTTAACCTTACCGCCAGCCAACCCCCAAGTGCCACTATAACTATGCCCATTGCGGAGCAAGAACAGATAGCGTTTAGTTTTGCGACTATAGATCAACGCACCTGTTCCCTTTTTTGAAGTTACAG